TATGCAAAATGTGCCTAGCCAGCGCGAATTCCCAAAATGTGCTTGACAAGATGATGGTCGGCTTGGTAGTATTGTTTTTACGGCTTCGGTCTCGAGTTGCACACAGGACACTCATACCTCTCTCATGGGTGTAAGGAGCGCCACTTGAGACTGAAGCTTCTCACTTACTTGACATAAAGCAATTTATTGTATAAACTATATATATAACAACTAAACATAGGAAAAAGAAAGGCAAGGTGGTAGTTATGTGTTCGATTGCAGGCTATTCATTATCAGAAAATTCAAAAGTTCAACCGCGCAGGTTGGCTAAGGCACTATTGCGTGAGATGGACGTTAGAGGTAATCAGGCTTCTGGTTATGCTTGGCAGTCAAGTACTGCCTCGGGTATCTACAAGCGTGATGTTGCTGGCGCAAGATTGTCCATGAAGCCAATGTCTCGTGGCACTCGTGTAGCCGTTCTACACACCCGCTACGCTACTCATGGCTCTATTACCGACAATGCCAATAACCACCCCGTACTGTCCCCTGACCGCTCTGTTGCGTTAGTTCACAACGGCGTTATCTATAACCACGATGTAGTTAGAGGCGAGATTCCTTACGTATTACCAGAGGTAGACAGCTCTGTAATTCCAGCGTTGCTTCAGACCTTTGAGCGTGATACCAATAGCTTTGACAAGCTAGATGGCGACGCTTCTGTAGCATGGCTAGATGACAATGACCGACTAACCCTAAAAGTTGCTCGCATTACTTATAGCCCTTTGTGTATTGCACAACTAGCTGACAATAGTTTCATCTTTGCTTCTACTGAATCAATGTTGCTATCCGCCCTCAAGTCAATAGGAATTGCCCCAACCTATGTAGAGGTAATTTCAGAGCGCACTTTGCTCTCGATCGAGAACGGCATTCTAACCGATGTAGAGACCCTTCCAGAGATTGACCCTAAGTATATTCAGAAACTTGTTTCTAACTACGCTGACTGGCGTTCTATGACCGCTGGTGGTTATTCCAGGAAGGTTAGCTACACAGAAACCGACAACGACTACCTAGAGCAAATGCCAAATGTATTCCAACCAAACGATTACTACGGCGAAGAGCTAGAGGATTACCACTACGGCGAAGCAAGACCTGAAAGCTTCAATGACCCAAAGTATTTTGGTTTTCCTGAAGTGTCCGATTACTTGTGTAATGAGTATGGAGAATACTTTGACTACAACGGTAGTTTTATGGGTTCGGTTGATGACTTTGTCGAGATGGGCTACATTTCAAACGCCCAACTTGACCAATTCACCGAATCGTGGTGGGCAATTCACGCTTCAAAAAATTAGCGTTTTTTCGTTTTGCCCCTCACCCTAAGTTTTTACTGTATGTTGTATAATTATATATAATTTATATAACTACTATGTAATAGGATAGAGCCTCAAAATAATCAAATATGGCTAAAAAAGCATCATATTTAGTTGTTTTTTGGATTACACCAATAGAATATAACAATCAAAAACACAACAAATGAACATTTTTTCAACATTTTTCAATACTTTTTATTTACTTTCAAAATAGACTTTACAGAAAAAACCTCAAACTACGGTCTTGGGCTTGGAGGATTCAAGAACGACACGAATAAATTGCGCATAACAATTATGTATTTAGACTTGACAAACTGAAAATAATACCCGACAATAAATACAACAAACAACAAAGGAGAACCGAAACGATGAAAACACTACTAAAAAGCCTCTGGACTAAAGACGACATTATCAAAATGATGAAAGACGATTTTACGTGGCAAACGTATGAGCAAATGCACGAACAATTCCTCGAAATAGCGGAAGCACTTTTGCCATTTTACGATAGCGAAATTATAGGCGAATGGCAATCAATGCCTAGCAAGTATGACGGGCGTGGAGTGGAGGAGCTTGGTTTACCAGAAACCATAACAGTCTATAACTTGATGACCAAAGACCTTTTCTTTTACTACCGCGACCTAGTATCTGAGGCTTTTATACAGTTAGAAAAAGACGGATGCTTTAGCAACAAGGAGGAGAACTAATGGGACTAGACATGTATCTAAACGCAAAAAACTATGTATCAAACAATGGCTATTTCAAGAAAGACCATCAGGTGTATGAAGAAATTTTACAAGTTCTTGAGTTGACACCTGAACAGCTTGATTCCGAAATGCTGTCAATGACCATTTCAATTCCAGTAGTGTATTGGCGTAAAGATAACGCAATCCACAACTGGTTTGTTCAGAATGTTCAAAACGGCAGGGATGATTGCTCAGAATATTATGTGGTAAAAGAAAAACTACAAGAACTTGCCAATCTTTGCGAAGAAGTGCTTGATGACAAGGACTTGGCACATGAGCTATTGCCAACTACTGACGGCTTCTTTTTTGGTTCTACTCAGTATGACGAGTGGTATTTCGAAGGCTTAGAGAAAACTAAAAATAGTATCCTCGGCTACTTGCGTTCTCCAAGATTCAATAGCTTTGACTTTTACTACAAATCGAGCTGGTAATCATGATAATTATCGCTAGCAAAAATAAATTCAAGTCTGACAAAATCAAGCAGATTACTATCGGAAAGGTTGAGCAAAATGCGTAAACTTCAAAAGATAACCTCGGCGCTAATGTTTGTGGCACTCTTTGACGCTACGGTCAATCAAATTCTGTTTTGGACAAATACCCAATACCAGACACCCGCAATCGCCACCAGAATCGGCTCAGGAGCGCTTCTAGCGTTTGCAGGACTGATTCTATTGACAACTATTTGGAACTACAAGCAGATAAAAAAGGAGAGCAACTAATGACAATTTTAGCAGATTTTTATGACTTGAATGTATGGTCATCAAAAGCCAATGAGCTAAATATCACCGCTTACGAGTGGGAAAAAGTTCAAGGCGAGAATCAACTACAAACAAACACAAGTAAGTCTCACACAATCACCTTCAGCTACCGCGAGTATGCCGAGATCGAATTCTTGTTGAAAGATTTACTGGTAAACAACTACCCTCTTACCGACTACGACACTTGGGTAGACTTGAAAGAAATCTACAATGACAAAACACCACAAAACATCAAAAATTGGCTAGAAAACCTACCAAGCTATGAGATTCCTAGAATAATTCTATTTGAAGATGAGAACTAATGTATTGCTTTAGTTGCGAAAAAAAACTAACACCTGAAAACACTACAACCTATGGTGGTTTTGACGGTGCAAACTATAACCTATCTAACCTTTATGGTCATACGGATAAAGAATGCTTTACTAACTGCGACGACTGCTTCGAGGCAGACATAGACAGACACCTAGAAAACCTATACAATTAGAAACACAACAATGAAGGAGAAATAAAAATGCCAAACTGGTGCGAAAACGAAGTAGTAATTACAGGATTGCCAACGGTAATCTCAGAAATCAAAGCAATCATTGACAAAAACCCAGAAGGGTTTCAAATGAATGACTTTGTACCAATCCCCGAAGAAACCCTAAATGCTGTGAAGGAACACAGCAAAAAAAACCTCTTTATAAGCGCCCTAAAAGGCGACAAGAGCGTTGAGTATGACAACTGGTATGACTGGTCGATTGCTTGGTGGGGAACTAAGTGGGATGTTTCAGAGCCATACCTTAGCGTGGTAGACAATTCCATTTTTATGGGCTTCACAACCGCGTGGTCGCCAAATGTAAACTTCTGGGCAGAGTTCACAAAGCTCTATCCAGTCAAAATTTCACACCGCTACTTTGAAGAAGGGGTTAGCTTTATCGGCGAAGCCACTATTGAAGCTGGCAATATTGATGACTACTGTGTAGACATCTCAGATGAAATTTATAAAAAAGCAGGAGCTGTTCTTGATAAGGACGGTTGTATCGAAGACCACAGCTCATACAACCTTTACGAAGTGTTCCCACTAAGGAGTCACTAATGAATAAAAATCCTGCGTTTTACATAACAACACCAAACGTTCCTAATTTGATTCACAACTACGGTTGGTATGCGGTTTTTTCGATTGGCAAGCTCTCTATCATAGATAGGCGAGAGAGCCAGTTTGGAAAGCTATACACCACCAGTAAGCAGATGATTGAGGAAGGTGGTATCACAACCGACAAGCAGTTCTACGAGCTAATGGCGGACGGTGCGCTTACCCAAATCAAATCACCAATTTTTGTGGTGTGGGAAGTTGGGCAAGAAAAACCATTTAGTGAAAAGTATTTTTCATTAGAATACGCTTGTAAAAAAGCTCATTCAATGGCAGTATCAGAACCACAAAAACAAACAATAAAGGAGAAAACTAATGTCTAAAGTAGTAATCGCGGGATTGGTGGCAACAACGCCACGCAACCTAAAAACAGCAGAGGGTTTATCAATCACTAGCTTTCGGTTAGCAGAGTATGATTCTGAAAAAGAGGGCGAAACCACCAACTGGTATACCGTCACTGGATTCAAAACCATAGCGGACAATATGGCTACCTCTATCAATAAAGGGGAGCGCGTAATTGTGATGGGTGAGCTAGGTATTCGTGATTGGGACAACGGCGAGCGCTCTGGCACAAGTGTAGAGGTTCAAGCAGATTCGATTGGGCATGATTTAGCTTATGGAAGCAGCGAGTTTAGCCGAAATGTATTAGTAAATCAAACCAAGAAGAAAAGGGATAATAATGAATAGATTCAAGTCAATAATCAAAATTGAGGGACAGGACAACAATGTTGTCCATGTTCTCACAATCCTAAAGAACAATCAGTCAATTTTTATGAGCTTCTCGGACAGAATCTTAGAGGCTGTTGAAATGTATGGTTTAGGAAACAACCCACGCTGGTTTGGTGCTGACATCCAAATCATGACATACGAGAAAATGACCGAAGAAGCCCTTGAGAGCTTTCGCAGGGAATTTCCTAATGTAAACGCAGAGGTGGCTAAGTAATGACACGCTTATCACCACAAGCGAAGTCTGCGCTAGACACGCTTCATGAAAAGCACCTTGCTTATACGATTGCTAAAAGCACAATCGAATCTGAGCTAAAGCGCGAAGCACAAAACCGACTCGGTTCAATCAAACACGAGCGGGACATGGCTTTGCGTTTGGCTTCAGAGGTAGGTGTGCCAAAAACCCAATTAGGTAAAAGCATTGGCACAACCAACTACCGCACCGTTCAGGAGATTCTTGCTGAAACCGAGAGTGTAATTCGATCGGGTTCTATTGACACAACCAATAAAGGTAGCGTCATTGTAGAGCGCACAGTAAACGAAGGTTTCTACAAGGTGTCTATCTTGAATTTTGGAGATAACAACCTGAGTGGTTCAGCTACCTTTATGTTGTCATTACTAAACGAAATTGAGTTTGTTGATGGTGATGCATTTGTAATTCCACAGCTGTACCGAGCTGGTTATGAGGACTTTGTAATTGACCAAATTAGTAAATTCTAAGGAGAAATTATGTATGACGATTACAGCGACGGCATAACGCCACTTGACTATGAAGAGCTAGAAGTTGAAGCTAACGACACTGGATACCAAGCTAATGGCGCTACTGGCGACTCTACGCTTGTTGTAGGGGTTCATCCGAATGGTAAGTGGGACTATGAAGTCTGGGTTGATGGCGGTGAGTTTGGCAGCAAGCCACACTACTTTGCTGGCTTTGAAGAGGTTAGAGAAGCCATCAAAGAAAAATACCCAACAGCAAACTGGGAGGATGTTGGGTGGTAGATTTCGCTTTATTACCCTACCCTTACCAAGAGCGAGATATAGAAAAGTTAGTTGAAAATAATGGCATAGGTGTTATTGCTACTCAAGTTGGTGGCGGTAAAACACTTGTTGCTATCGAAGTTGCCAAAAGATTAGGCACAGAAACTAATTTGATTATTGCGCCAAAGGGAACTCACAAGAGAGCTTGGGAGAAAACAATCAGGAGACAAATTCCCACTGCCAAAATCAAGCATGTCAATAGCAAAAAAGAAGGCGAACAAGCTTTTGCCGAGCTGGAAAAAAAGGTATCAGGTTGGTATCTGATTAGCCCAGAATACTTTAGAAAGATTCATTGGAGTGGTATTGTGCCCGATCTTGCGGTGTTTGACGAAATTCACAGAGCCTCAAACAGGAAAAGCAATACAGCAAAAATGCTTCATACTTTGAAAGCTAAACGCAGAATAGGTATGTCTGGAACTATTGCTGGCAACAGCATAGAAGGCTTCTGGTCTGTGATTCGCTGGATTTATCCAGATATTGCTGGTCGTTCGTTCTGGGCTTGGGCGAATACTTACTGCGAGGTTATTCAAGACTACTGGGCTGGTAAGGTAATTACCTCTGAAAAAAATCCTGGGTCAATTACCGCAAGCCTGCCTTGCTACATCAGACACCTAAAACGCGACAACTGCTGTGATTTTCACCCAGAAGGCATGGACTCAGATTTGCCAAATGTCGTTATCAAAGAGCGAAGTGTTGAACTAAATCCAGAACAAAAACGTATCTATAAAAAGATGGAAAAGGACTTGTTTGTTTGGTTGGGCGAAAACCCGCTGGTGGCAGAAGTGCCAGTAGCAACCCGCACAAGGCTCAGACAAATAACCTTAGGAACACCAAGTATCAAAGACACTGGAGAAGTATTCTTTGAGTTTGGTTGTAAGTCGAGCAAGATTGACGAATTGTTTTCAATAATTGGAGACCATCCCAAAGGTGAACCCATGTTGCTTTTGACTCATAGTCAGAAGTTTGCTAAGGTTGTTGTTGCTAGGTTACGAAGTGCTGGACACACAGCTTTTGAGTGGTCCGGACAAGCTCACCAGAAGGACAGAGATGTTGCTTTGGAGGAGTTTATTGCTGGCAAGATTCAGTTTATTGTCGGAGTAATTGCGGCTATCGGAGAAGGCACAGAGGGCTTGCAGGAGCGTTGTTCGGTGATGGTGTGGTTATCTAAAGACGACAACCGAATACTGAACGAGCAGGCTATGGGTCGCCTAGACAGGCAGGGTCAGAAGCGAGCAGTTATCTCATACGAGATTATCGCAGAGGACACTTATGATTCAGGACAGCTTTCCAACCTTGTGCTGAAACAAATTGAAATGAACAGGAGCTTGAGAACAAAAGAGAATGCTGGATAAACAACTGTGGAACGACATGACCGAAAGTCAAAGGCAATTTGTATTGCTAGGCATACAGATAGAAAGAATCAGAATTACCAAATTGATTAGGGAAACCTATCAAGATAAAGCTATTATTGAACTTATCGAAAAGAAAGAAAAGTAAATGAAAGTTTGTGCCGAGTCAGATTGCAACAGAAAAATGCATGCAAAAAACCTATGCCATGTCCACTACATAAAGGATAAACAAAAAAACTCTCCGCTTTGCTCAAACCCTGATTGCAAAAAACCGAGTCGATCACGAGGTATGTGTACAAGTCATTATGAAAAACAACTAAGAATGCAATCTCAGGAAGAAATTAATTATGATGACTTTTGGGAATTTGTAAAAAAGCAACTAAAGATAGGAGAACCAAATGGACGAAAAATCTAGGATTAATTTTTTAGAGAATTATGTTGAATGGGCTAATGACCGAAAGCTATTTCCGCCAACACACTCACCAACTGAATACGCAGAACACTTGCGAAATATTCAAAATGCTGAGATACTTGACCATGCACTAGAAATGATTGGCAAGTATGAGCAATCAACACAAGGCTGGAGCCAGGAAATGATTCAATCACTCGCAAAGATACTTAGAGATGAAGCGTAATGAAATTATCAGATTTGATAAGTCAAAATACTACAAGAACCCCCAGAGACAGGAAACCCAAATGAGTTATAACTTACAAGAACGCCCCAAAGTTAATTTCCCTAAAAGCGAATCAGCAAGAATAAACCCAGACTCAATACCTGTGCTAGCCACAGCCGTAGCCCTAGTGGCTCTTTTGATGATTAGCTCGTTCGTAGTGTCATTCAGTGGTCTCTACGACGCTTCTGAGTGGACAGGACTGCCTGAGTATTTTAGATGGCTACCAGCACTTTTTATTGATGCTGCAATCTTGGCATACACAATCGCTCTTATCGTATTTAAGGCTCGTGGAGAGTCGGTTTGGAGAACCGTTGTTGGACTCATTGGGTTTGCTTCTATTTCTGTTATTGCTAACGTTGCTCACACTCTTTCCTATTGGAATGGCGATCTTGTCGATTATAGGGCCTGGGTTGGGGTGGCTATCACTGCTTCTGCCCCTATTGCCGTTTTACTTGCTGCTGAAGAAATAAGTAGATTAGCTTTCCAAAAAAGAGAAGACTAATGGAAATACTAATTTTACTAATAGTAGCAATTCTTTTTGTGGTGTTTTTTCTTTTTGCAACCGTGTTCTTAGCCGCTTTTATGCTAGACAGGGAATTTGAAGAAATTGACGAGGAAGAAAATTAAGTGGGAAAGCTCGAATCCTCTGAACCGATATATTTCGGAATTAAAAAGAAAGCGGTCGAGCCATACAACAAGCTACGGGACGCACAAGAGAAGCATAGGTTTTGGAACTGTAAAGATAACCCTTACTACTACATGGACTACGACGGATACGGATTCGAAGATAAAAACGGTGGTAATGGTTATAGAGCATTAACAGTTGATGAGTGCGAGATACTTTGCGCTGATTGCCCACTGCTAAAGCAGTGCTATGACTTTGCAGTTGCAAATGAAGAAAAACATGGTATCTGGGGTGGCATCGATTTTGGTGCTGCTGAAAATGAAGACAAATTATTCTAAGGAAAAAAAATGAACGACACTTATAGAGTTGAAGAATCAACTATATCCGACAAGCTTTACTGGACCAAAGGTGTAGACCAAGGAAAAGAGTTAGAGCGCGATCGCATTATCAATTTGCTCCAAGCAGATATTTGTTTCGACTTTACAGTAGATTGCTGTGATGGCTGGTGTGCTGCCTATGACGGAGCAATCAAACTAATCAACAACTCTAAAATTCAAAAACTTGATAAGTTTATTATCCATAAAAATACGGAAACTGATATCCATAAAAATATGGATAGCCACAATCCTTCCTGAATAGAAACAATTATGACACCGATAATTTACAAAACTAAATGACACCGATAGGTTATATTATGAAAATTGATTACCAGCGACACGCAATTATACTTAAGGATTTTGGGACACAGCCAGTTGACAAGAATATAAATCAGTAGTATTGTTTTATTAAAGGAGAAAAAATGAAAATAGGTAGCCTATCTTGTGGCTACGGCGTTGTTTTTCAGCAAGCCGAGTTAGCCCTAAGACTATTGCTAGAGTTGCCAGAAGGAAAAAAATGACCTACAAAATACTGCATGGCAATAACTTAGACATACTTCCAACACTCGCAGACAACAGCATTGACTCAATCGTTACAGACCCACCTTATGAGCTTGGATTCATGGGTAAGAAATGGGATAGCTCAGGGATTGCTTACAGCGTCGAGCTTTGGACTGAGTGCCTAAGAGTCCTCAAGCCAGGAGGTCACTTGCTTTCATTTGGCGGCACACGCACTTATCACCGCATAGCAGTTGCGATTGAAGACGCTGGCTTTGAAATCAGGGACAACATAGCGTGGCTTTATGCGAGTGGATTCCCGAAGTCGCTAGATGTTAGCAAGGCGATAGATAAATCGGCAGGGGCGAAGCGTGAAGTTTTGGGTAGAAACCCGAATAGCCGAGAAAACGCAACCAAAGACAATACCTTGTATGAGTCAGGCACAGTAGGTAAAACCGCAGACATTACAGCACCCGCAACACCCGAAGCCCAACAATGGGAAGGCTGGGGAACAGCACTAAAACCAGCACACGAACCCATAATCGTTGCCCGCAAGCCACTAATAGAAACAGTCGCTAACAACGTTTTAACCTATGGCACGGGGGCGTTG